GCTACAAACACCTATATGACCTATCTGATGCACGGCACTGGCACTGGAACGGTCACCTATGAAAAGCTTCTCGACATCACTTCCTTCCCGGATATGGGCGAGGATCCTGATCTGCTTGAGACGACTACCCTGTCTGACCCGATGCAGACCTTCATCCTTGGCATTATCCAGATGGGCAGCGGCCTGTCCTTTGAGGCTAACTATGACAAGACAACCTTCACGGCACTGAAGGCCCTGGAAAACAAGACCGAGAAGTATGCTCTCTGGTTTGGCGGTTCTGAGTCCGGCGGCGTAGTCACGCCTGACGGTTCCAACGGCAAGTTTTCCTTCGACGGTCAACTTTCCGTCCGTGTCCTTGGCGCTGGTGTCAACGAAGTTCGGAAGATGAGCATCCTGATTGCTCCGTCTACCCCGATTGACTTTGAATGACTCATTCACTCTCACATCCATCTTGAGGAGGGATTTTAGCAATGGCTAAAGAGATTAAGTTTACCTACGACGGCGTTGAATATACATTGGGCTTCACACGGCGCACCGTGCAGATGCTTGAGGATCAGGGCTTCGATTCCAGTAAGATCGGATCGATGCCGGCGACGATGATTCCGCTCCTGTTTGAGGGTGCCTTCAAGGCCCATCACAGGTGGACAAAGCCGGAGGTCATCCAGAAGATCTTCGAGTCCATCGGCAATAAGGAAGTGCTGATGGAGAAGCTTGCCGAGATGTATTACGAACCCATCAATGCAATGATGGATGAAGAGAGTGACGCTGAAAAAAAAGTGGAGTGGACGGCAAGCTGGTAAATCCGTCCGATTCGACAAGGGGCGAGGGCTTCGGCTCTGCCCCTTTATCTTTTGGTCAGCTTTTCGACGAGCAATGCGGTTTGTACATGGCTATGGGTATGTCCTATGACGATTACTGGAACGGGGAGCCTGATATGCCGAAGCATTACCGCAAGAAACGTGAAACTGAGCGGCAATTCCGTAATGAGGAGTTGTGGCTACAGGGCATGTACGTCTATGAAGCAATCCTCGCGTGCGCTCCGGCTCTCAATGCTATGAGCAAGAAACCTAAACCCTTGCCGTATTCACAGAAGCCATATCCGATCACCAGTAAGGACTTAGAGGACACGCGAGACGAGCAAAAGATGAAGCAGCTTGAAGACGGTCGTCAATGGATGATCGACTTCGCAGAGAAATTCAATAAAGAATTTTATGCAAAGCATAAACAGACTATGAAGGGAGGGGACGGCGATGCCAGCACTGGACAGTCTTAAATTTGACATTGTTGCCGACGTTGACGACTCTGCCGTACAAAGGATAGAAAAGCTTGCGAACGGTCTCACCTCTCTCGGTCAGGCTGTTAAAGGCTTAACAAATGGTAAGATTGATCGCATTTCTCAGGCGGTCACAAGGCTTTCCGTAGCTACAGTTGGTCTCAGCGGCATGGCTTCTAAGATTGAGGCTTTCGGAAATGCACTTAAGACGCTCGACAATGTGCCTACCATTTCGAAGGATTTTGCCGAACGTATTACGGAAATCAGCGCATCGATTCAGTCGCTGAGGGACGAGGACATCGGGCGGCTTGCAAAGTTACAGGAAGTCATGAAGGGCTTCTCCGACATCAAGGATGTCAAGCTTCCGCAGATTGCGATGTTTGATCAGGACGGAAACATTTCTAATGTGTTTGAAGACCTGGCTGACGCTATCCGTGGACTTGGATCTCCGGCAGAGACAGTAGAACAAGTGCTTGAGGGTCTCGACCTAGAACTGAAGGAAAAGCCGAAGGATGCGCAAGCCGCATCATCTTCCGTAAACAGTTTGGGCAACACGTTTAAGAAGACCTTCGGAACGATCAAGAAGGTCACTGGAGCAGTTACAAAGGGCTTGCTGAAAGGCACTGCCGCCCTGACGGTTTTTCCGTACAAGATGTACGCCAGACAGTTTCTAGGTGTTGGTAATGCGGCGAGTAACGCATCTGGAAAGATCAGCCAGTTCACACGGTCTCTTGCCAGAATTGCATTCTACAGGGCCGTCAGAGGCATCCTGTCATCCATCACCAAGGGCTTTACGGAAGGCATGCAAAACCTGTATCAGTGGTCATTGCTGACAGGCAATCAATTTGCCACAAGCATGAACATGATGGCGACTTCCGCACAGTATTTGAAGAATAGTTTAGCCGGAATGGCGGCTCCTATTTTCAATGCCCTCGCACCTATTCTCGATGCCCTTGTGGATAAAGTGGTAACGCTCATCAATGCCATCGGCATGCTGTTTGCCAGATTGACTGGAGCCGGGACTTACGTCAAGGCCATGAAGGTTGGCGCTAAGTATGCAGAGGCTGCCGCAAGCGGTGCCGGAGGTGCGGCGAAAGCGGCTAAGGAAACCGAGAAGATCATCAAGCGCTACACTGTCTCCTTTGATGAATTGAACATCCTTGGAGAGCCTGAGAAGCCGGACACCTCTGGAACAGGAGGCGGCGGAGGCGGCGGTGGAGGTGGAGGCCTCGATTATAACAACATGTTCGAGGAAGTGCCGGTCCAGACCAACGCCACAATTGAGCGGATCATCAGCATGTTTAACGACATGTTCGGCGAATTACAGAGAGCGTGGGATGAAAAGGGCGGCAAGGTTATGGCTTCCGCAAGCGGCGCTCTTGAGTCGCTGAAGAAGACTGCCGAGGACGTAGGAACGACCTTCTACAACGTCTTCATGGACGACTATGGATTTAACTGGGCATCATCCGGCCTTGAGGTCTTGCGGTCGATGCTCGACACAGTAAATGCCATCTCGACTGCCTTTGACGGAGCATGGAACGATAACGGAAATGGATACAATTACATCGCGTCCATCTTCACCATGTTCACGAACATCAACACACTGATCTACACCGTACAGGACAGCTTTAACAGAGCATTCAGCAGTGGTATTGGGCAGTCAATCCTCGGAAACATCCTCCAGACGTGCACGAACATCAATAACACCATCGGAGGTTTTGCCGGAAACCTGGCCGGAGCATGGGCGCAAGGCAATGTTGGTGAGAGGATCTTCAGCAATATTCTCCGTATCGTTAATGCTATCAGTAATTTCTTTAGGCGAATCACTGGTGCGATCGCGGAGTTCGTCAGCACTGTGGATCTCAGCCCTCTGCTTGAATCTGTGGAAGGATTCAGTAGCGCACTTGCTGATCTGACAGAAACGCTGACAGGCGGACTGGCAAGAGCATTTGAAGACGTGCTGATTCCGCTTGCTAAGTGGACGATTGAGGATGCTGCCCCTGTAGCGGTGCAATTCTTCACTGATCTTATCAAAGGTCTGAATATTGTCCTTGAAACGCTTTTCGGATGGCTTGGCAAGGCGGCTGATGCGGTCGCCGAGTTCACGGATAAGTTCTACGGCGGTCACGAGGCCGGAAATGTCTTTAGTTTCCTTGCTGATGCGGCTATTGATGCTTGCAATACAATCACTGGAAACACCAACACGACCACGTCCAGAGTCGCTCAGAGAATGTCTGAGATGGAGAGTGCCACCAAAAAGTCAACGACGGCTATGTCCAAGCACAGCAGCACCTCGATGTCTGAGATACAGAAGTCGACGGAAAAGTCGATGGATGCTTCTGTGAAGGCTGTTGATAAAGGCACTGAAGAGATGCGCAAGCAACAGGAAGCACGGCTCAAGAGCATGAGCACCAACAACACTGGCGCTTGGAAAGACATCTACACGACTACGGATACGCAGTCGAAGGCTTCCAGAACAAGTGCCGTCAACAACTTCACGCAGATGCAAAAGGACAGCACATCGGCTGTTTCCGGCTTACGGAATGAGAATGATCGTATCTGGCGGCAGATGCAAAGTGAGACTGGCACTTACAGTACTCAGGTCAAGACAGCCGCGACAAATGGTCTCTCCGGCATCAGCAATTCGTGGACATCTACGTTCAACAGTCTGCCAGGAACCGTCACCAACGGCATGAACGGCGCGATCAACAATGCACGGGCTGGCTTGAACACACTGCAAGAGGACTTCAAAAAGACGACTCTTACAGTCGGCTACATCGCTTATCCGAAGCTGACAGTCAGCGGCTATGAGAACCATAACGGAACACTGCTTCCTGTGGTCTCCAAGACGAAGAACGTTGAGCGGATGTACGCAGAGGGCGGCTTCCCGAAGATGGGTGACTTCTTCTGGGCTAGTGAGGCCGGGCCGGAATTAGTCGGTCGGATCGGAAACAGGACTGCTGTTGCCAACACAGACCAGATTACTCAGGGTATCGCTTCCGCAGTCGGCACTGCCATCTCTGGCGAGGTCGAATTACTCCGTGAGCAGAATCGTCTGCTGAGGGAGATCGCTTCGAGAGACAACACCGCAACGGTCGACATCTCCACCATCACTCGCGCAATGAACCAAAAGAACGTGCGTGACGGTCGGACGGTCGTTCCTGTCACTCAGTAAGAAGGAGGGCATATGGCTTACAACTATCCTGATGTAACGGTGAGATACCCGATATATAAGGTCGATGGCGTACTCTTAACCGTATGCCCTTCTCATTATCAGTGGGCGCTTGAGGATATCTCAGCCGCTGATGCTGGGCGTACGGAAGACACGAATATGGACAAGATGCGGATCGGTCAGATTCGCAAGATTGAGTTACAGTGGGACTATCTCACTACGGAACAAGCGCATGAGGTGCTTAATGCGTTTAACCCTGAGTACATTACAGTGGAGTACGTGGATCCGCAAAGCGGCGACCCTGACAACGGTTACCTGAGGACGGCAATCTTTTATGTGGGCAACCGTTCCGCACCGATGTACAATGCTGCGCTTGGGCTGTGGGAGAATGTGGCTTTTAACATCATCGAAAGGAGCGGCAACTAATGTATCCAGTTACGCAAAGCCTTTTAGATGCATTAAATGAGCCTGTCTATCAGGAAGCCACAATCACCTTCACGGTAAACGGCACGACATACACAGTAAGTAACTCGCAGATTATACAAGGTTCTTTTTATCTGGACAGATACTGCGCCTCTGGCAACAGAGTAGAGATCGGAAGCGCGATTGCGGCTGAATTGAACTTCAAAGTGCGGAGATCCAAAGCAGATTATCCGTTTAGCGGAGCAAGGATGTACGTCCAGGTTGCCGTACAGACATCGGGCGGCAAAGTGGCAATTCCGCTAGGCTACTACACGCCATATAGCGTGGAGAAGGGAACGCATGAGATTTCCATCAAAGCCTACGATGACATGACTAAGTTCGACAAAGCGTACGATGTCAGCCAGTTTTCAAACCACTTCTTGCCTGTCTATACCATTGCGGAAGAAGTTTGCGACATTTGCGGCGTGACTTACGGAAGCTTTGAAAGTTCCGCAATCATTATGGCCTACAACAGCCTTCCGCTTCCGGCTAATGATGCTTCGATCACCTACAGGACGATCATCCAGTGGTGTGCTGCCATTACAGGTTCGATAGCTTACATCAATTATGATGGGCGGCTGAATTTCAGATGGCTCACGCCCCCAGGGGACGGAGAAATTGAACCTACATTTGACAGCGGAAATCGATACTCCGGCACTGGATTTGGGCATTACCAGACCATCACTGGCGTACGCCACGCGACTTCTAAAGGCGTTGAGTGCTTCGTCGGTACGGAAGGCTACGTGCTTGACATCACATCGTGTCATTTGATTCCGGCTACGTATCAGCAAGAGATCGTGCAGAGAATTTACGATCAGAGGAGCGGCACGTATTTTTCATACATGCCTTTCAGTCAGGTTGTAACACCATGCCCGTACCTCTTCCCATTTGATTACGTGTGGGTGGAAGACCCGACAGGTGAACATATAGCTACCTACAGTATGTTTGTAACAAATGTGACATACAAACTGAACGGAAGATCTGTGATTGCTCAGGTCGGTTCCGACGGAACGAGCGACTCCGGCGGCAGTGGATTCACGTCACAGCAAACGTCGTATTTGGAGCCAAGACTTGCAGACCTCGGAACGAGAATCGACGCATGTGCTTCGGGCATACAGGCATTATCTCAGCGTGAAACTGGTACAATCGTATCAGAACACACAATAGATTATCAGTGGCTTATGAAGGATGCGCTTGGTAATGTCGACCTGAGATTGAAGGTGACTGCCACAGCCGCCATCGCTAAGTGGGGTATCTTCGCGACACTGCCGGCAGGATTCCGTCCGACAAGCTCCATCAGGGTAGTCGGATCTAGGGACGACGACATCATCATCTACGCGATTGATGCCTACGGAAATCTGCAAGTAGACAAAGCGATAGCAAGCGGAGAGGCGGTCTGCACGGCGCTCCACATGCACTTTAACATTCACGGAGGTGAGACCTCATCATGAGCAATATCTTGACTGCCGTCTTTGCTGACGGCGAAACAGAGGTAACCGTCGAGGGCCTCTGGCAGTGGGACTACGGTCAGATCCTCAAGATTGAGGGCCTTGACCTCCCCGATTATTATACGGTTCATTTTTCGAATGCTCCGACACGAGGCAAGACGAAGGGCCAGATCGGCGATGCGGACGGCGTGAAGATTCCGTCAAGTCTGATTGAGACTGGCGCTCCAGTGTACGCCTGGATTTTCCTCCACACTGGCGACTCTGACGGCGAGACGGAGTATATGATTACGATGCCAGTTACCACACGTCCGAAGCCGGATCCAGAGGAGCCGACGGAAGACGAGCAGAGCATCATTGATCAGCTTATCGGCCTGATGCAAGAAGCTACGGAACAGACGGCTCAGGACGTTGAGACTGCGGCGGCAAGCGTGACGGAAGCGGCGAATTATGCCAACGAGGCAAGTGCAAGTGCTGATTCCGCTGAACAATCTGCCACTGATGCGGCTACTGCGGCGACCAATGCGTCCACATATGCATCGAATGCATCCACATCAGCGAGTGATGCGGCGGCATCGGCAACTGCGGCAGAAGCGGCGGCGACTAGGGCTGA